TTTTTATTATTTTCAGCAAAAAATTCCGATCCATTTAGATATTCCAAATCGTCAGAAATGTTTACTTTAAATTTATCTTGTATTCCTAAGTAGGAACCGTAATAATCAACTCCGTGTAAAAAATCATGCTCGTGCATAAATTTAGATGCTAAATAACTAAAGAAATTATCAGTATAAGAAGCATTATTGTAATAAGAAATCTTAGACATAGGTTCTAGTTCTGGACTATGAAATGGGTTCGGTAATATTTGTATGGAATTCATATCGGCCTTATATTTTCCGGTCATGTATCGGCATGGATCAATTAAAGGTGAATATTTGATGAAAATATCTCTATTATATTCCTTGTTCTTTTCTAAATTTACTACAGTATTCATATTGACAAAGTGATATTTATGATTCAGCGAAATTTTATTGTATGATTTTTCACTAAGATCGAAAAAAAGAGAATAAATAGGATTATAATTTTGAAGTGATTTTATTTGAAAAGGATTATATTCATGTTCAATATCCTCTGAAAGACAGATATTTTTTTTTTCTAAAGAATCTAGATCTAGAGGTTTTGATTTCACGTAATGAATATGAAATTTAGGAATAGTAGATCGGTTCATTTCTAAAAAGAAGTATAAGTGGTTTATATATTTTAAAACAAGTCTTCTAAACCAATTCTAATTAAATTTATCTGTTCAGTATTCAAAAAAAATATGTTTTTTAAAATATATTAGTATAGTTGGAATGACTTTAGAATTAAAGAAATTTGATATGCGTGCTATCACATTTAAACCAGATGAAAATAAAGGACCAGTTATTGTTATGATTGGACGTCGTGATACAGGTAAGTCTTACTTGGTTCGTGATTTACTTTTTTACCATCAAGATGTTCCAATTGGTACAGTTATTTCAGGGACAGAAGCTGGTAACGGATTTTATGCTAAGCACGTACCTAAACTCTTTATTCATGAAGAATATAATACGGTTTTAATAGAAAACATTCTACGTCGTCAAAAAACTGTATTAAAACAAGTCAATAAAGAAATCGAAACCTATCGTAAAACCACGATTGACCCACGTGCTTTTGTAATATTAGATGATTGTCTCTATGATCAGACCTGGACACGTGATAAAATGATGCGTCTCCTGTTCATGAATGGACGTCACTGGAAGATAATGTTGATCATTACTATGCAGTACCCACTTGGAATTCCGCCAAATCTTCGTACCAATATTGATTACGTTTTTATTTTACGTGAACCCTATTTAACAAATCGAAAACGTATTTGGGAGAACTATGCGAGTATGTTTCCTACGTTGGAATCCTTTGCTGCTGTGATGGACCAAACCACAGAAAATTATGAATGTTTGGTCATCAATAATAATGCGAAATCGAATAAATTAAACGATCAGATTTTCTGGTATAAGGCACAGGACCATCCTGACTTTAGATTGGGATCTAAAGAATTCTGGGAAATTTCTAAGAATATGGGGTCGGACGATGAAGATGAAGCCTATGATCCAAGTAAAGGTAAAAAACGCCAAGGACAACAGATTAATGTGAAGAAGAATAAATGGTGAGGAGAACCCAGGTTTTCCTCTAACCTTTCCTAAAAATTACTCGCTTTCATTTTCGCTTTCCTCTCCATCTTCAGTATCACTAGTACCTTCACTATCTTCATTTTGTTCATTAGTATTATCAAACGCAAAAGCTGGTGCAACATTTAAAACATTTCGAATAATTTCAATACCATAATTATTAGTATCTGTGTTTTCATCAATATCTACATGCAAGTGAGCATTTGGATTGCTTTCATAACTTTTTTTACTACCAAATTCTATACAAACATCATTAAAAAACACAGTATTTGGCTCACCCTTACCTAATTTTATGTATCTTCTACCAAATTTGGGATTAAAGAAATAAAACCTACGTAACTTACTATTTAAAATAGTTGATGAACTATTTCTTTCACTAATATTCAAAGAAAACATAGTTGTATAATATAATGTCAAATAGGGACGCATAATATCAACAAATTGTTTCTTAGGAAATTCTAGGTCGATTCGTAATTGTTTTGTGTATTTATTCATCCTTATCATTTCCATTCCATCAAGATATAATTCATTCAGATTTGAATTATTACAATAATTTTCTATATGTTTTTTACGAATAATTACCTCATTTTCATCACGAAATCGTTTGAGATTAAAATTACATAGAAAATAATTATGAAACATATTCGACAATACAAAATTACCCTGTTTCATAAAAAAATAAATATTATATAGGGTTGCCCTATCAAAAGGTATATTATTATAAGGATTCTTTGGTGCAAGAGGTGTTGAAAATAAAAAGGGTGAATTGCTCAACGCACTTTCTATGATATTTTTAAGATCCATCACAGTAAATAAATATTTACTATTATCGTGCATGATTGTAATCACATTATGCTGTGATTCCCGAATTGGATTTAAAATAAGATCTACTTTCACACGAAATTCCGCTTTTCGCCACTTATAATTACGAATGAGTCGATTCATTATCCAATAAGACTTTTGTATTTTACAAAACTTTTGAATAAACTCTTCTCTTGTTTTTTCATTCATGAACATATTGTCAATTGTTTTTTTAAAATAGGAGAATTTGGTCTGAATCGAATATTGAATCGGACCAATAACATACATATAAAAAAATATTTTTATAATTCTATTTACCAAATCATTTTCAATAGAAATGTTAAGATTGGGTTTATTTTCATAAGTCGATTCAATTCTTGCGAATTCAATTTTCATTTCCTTTATATTGTTATGGTTAGTTGAAAAGTGATAGAGTTCATTTGTATCACTTATCAATTTATGAATCACCTGGCAAAATGCATGCATACTCACTAAAAGATATAAGCGTTTATGGTTTATACCTTTTTTATAATTAATTAATCCTCTTTTTTCTCCTGTGCTTTCTTTAATTGTAACTCATTATATAACTTTGTGGATTCCACATCAGCGACTTCTCTCTCCTCGAAGTTTACAGTTTCCTTTACACCAACTAAGTTACCGTCATCATCTATGGTTTGAGTTAACACATTTCCGCTCTTTTTAGCCAATTTAATGTTCTCTTCAATCGCCTTTCTCTTTGTTTCCATAACGCGCTTGTCAAATTCTTCTTTAGCAAGTGCCTCATTCTTAAGCTTCTCGTGATGTAGTTGGTTTAACTCTTCTTCTAAGAACTCTATCTTACCAGTCTTATACGCATCAGGGTCCCATGGAATCCAAATACCAACTGGACCTACGAAAATGTCGTGGTTAGGATCTTGCTTTCTTAATGCCTTGCATTTATTCTCTGCCTCTTCTTGACTATTAAATACGCCACGCACCTTTAGTCCACGCACAGAAGTCTGAAACGCATGGTCACGGTTAAATTGCTCGTTAAACTTTTCCTCATGCTTATCCACAAAGTTCTTATAATCATCTTCCACGCCAATATTCTTAATCTTATCGCCTTCTTCCTTAATAAAATCGTTAAAATCAGATATAACATCCTCTACTTTAAGATGGTATTTAAAGGATAAAAACTGTAAAAAATCCTGGTATCGTTCCAAAGATTTAGAGAAATCCCAGTTCTTTACAAAAGAATTGAAGAGAAGGACTTCGCGCTTCTTTAGGATTTTTTCAGGAGAAACAAAAGACATGCAGCAAAACTTTTGTCCAGCAATTGGTTGATCCTCATCACATAAATCAACATATTTAGGGTTTTCTTTCCCATTCGGTAAAAGCTTTCTTTCAAAATTACTCATATAGATATTTGATTAAAATAGTATTTAAGTGTTTTCGTATAGATATAATAATTTAGGAATAAATTTCAAGAAAAATTATTTTGTTTGAATATAATATATACTCAAATGAGCACTATGTTTGATTTCAACGAACTTGTCAAACGCGCTATTAAATACTTAATTGAAGGTTTAGCCGTTGCCGTAGTTGCCCTTTTAATCCCTAAGAAGCCTCTTAATGTTGAAGAGATTGTCATCATCGCCTTAACAGCAGCTGCTGTTTTCAGTATCCTCGACGTTTTCATCCCTGCTGCTGGTGCTTCCAGTCGCCAAGGTTTAGGATTCGGTGCGGGTCTAAATTTACTCGGTGGACTCAAAATGGTAGCATAATTGCAGCCAAACCAATCTACTAATATAAATTTTATCAATATAGATAAAATTTATTATATTTCTAAAGAAACTTCGGTTTTCGTAGTTTTTTCCTTACGTTTCAAATAGGCACGATGGCGATACTCTTTTAATTTATCGGGGTTCTCTACTTTTAATCGATTTAAATATTGTTTTGCGTTTTCCTTTACTTTATCTTTATTTTGTTCATAATACCTCTTATGTCGCTCATTATTGGTATATTTTTCTAATTGTTTTCTTAAATTCTCTACTATTTCTGTTAATACTGAATTTTCTTGTCGAATTTTATTTATTATAGCGTCTTTTTGCAGTATCTGAATATCTTTGGAATCCATCGTATAACAATTCTTCCTAAATTATTTTTACATATTTAACGTAAATTGAGGGGAACCAATGAACCTTCGGAAACCCTCTACCCCCTCCTTTACACATCTTCTCATTTATAAGTCCATTACATATCTAGTAATTCAAAAGTTGTATCTTCATGATTTTGTTGTATTTTTTTATATCCAAGAGACAATAATTTATTTGATAGTTCATCGTATTTAATTCCTATTGTAAATAAACCATCCATGTGTTTGTGTTCAAACATAATTTTTTTAGGTTTAATTTCAAAATTATAATTCATTAAAATTATATAATCATGTCCTTCTGTATCGGTATGTAATAAATCAATTTGTTTTATATTATACTCTTTTACTATTTCATTTAGTGTAGTAGTTTCAACTCTTATTTTTTCAACTAATAAATCACTTATATGTCCGGTGGCGTGATCAGGATTAACAGATGCAAGTTGTGAAGCATAATTTGGTAAATTCTGAAAATCATTTTTTTCTGAAGGAATCGTCATTTCAATTTCTCCAGTAAAATTACTAACTGCCTTATTTATAAAAACTATATTTTGGTTAATTCCAAATTTTTCGTTGTAGTTGTTTTTTAAGTATCTAAATAAAAAAGGAACTGGTTCAACTAATATCAATTTTGTATTATTATCAACAATATTAAATATAGGGTCATTACACGTATTCCCTACATGAGAGCCAATTTGAATAATTGTTTTATTCATATATTACAATATAAGATTGTAAAATATAATATTTAACGAATAATAACGGGCATTTTACACCTTCGGAATTTTAAAATGTCCTAGGTAACGTTGTATTTGTTACTGATAAATTACCAGAAATATATCGATTTAATTGTCTAAACGTGTAAAAGGAAAAGGTGTAAAAGGGAGGGAGGTGAACCGTAAAAGCTTCGCGGGTCGGTTACCTCATACGGACGAAAAAAATTCCCAATCTAAATCATTACACACCTTCTTCCATATCATATCTTGTTCTAATTGTTTTTCACGGTCCTTCATCATAGGAATATATGGTAAATATTGGGTTTGGTCCAATAATACACATAACTGATAAAGAGTATACGTATAATTAAAGAAATTCGTTCGATTCACAGTACAGTTTACCGCCCACGTGTTTCGAATCTCAATAAAAAGCACACATAACGTTTCGTGTAATTCTTCATTCATAATCGGCGGTGTTATTCCAAATAAAGAATTAATGTATTGAATATGGGGTCGTTACATGTATTCCCTACATGAGAGCCAATTTGAATAATTGTTTTGTTCATATGATATTAATATTATTATATTTTCAACAAACGAACGCTAACAATATATCGTTCAACTATGAAAAGTTGTATTGA